GATTGATTTAAGTGATCATGATGGAGCTGGATTATTTTTAGATGCACATAGTTTAACTGCTTTTGCAAATGGTGCAAAAGTAAATATTCGTAAAATGAGATGGGGAATGGTAAGTGGAGACATAAGTGAAGATGCAAGTGGATCTGTAAAAATTGAATTTGTGGGTGCAAGTTCAAATACAACTGCTATAAATCTTGCTGGATCTGGATATTATGATGGCCCAATGATTTATGGTAATGCAACGAATACTACCGCAACATCCGCAGATATTAGTGGAACTGGTATTCATGTAACAGGATTTCTTATGATGGAATTATCTAAAGCTTCTGGATGGACAGGATAATGAAGACATTTAAAGAGTTCAGAGAATCTATTGGATATTCTACTAAATTGGAAGTAGTAGAAAGAGAAAAAATAGAGATTTTTGAAGGGGATGTAATTGACCAATTACGGAAAATTGCAAAGTCTAAAAAAGAAGCAGATGTTACACTTAAATCTGGATCTTCACATAAAATAGATCCAACTTCTGCAAAACAAATAATAAAGACTTTTGACTCCCTAAATAGTTCTAAACAAAAAAAGGTGCGAAAAGACATGAACAAAGATACAAAAGGTTTTATGACCATTATGGATTTCGCACAAGAAAACGCACAAAGGTAGGAAACATGAAACTAATTTGCGAATTACAAGAAGCCGTAAATTATGAGTTGCTTGAGGAAGAAAATAAACCCAAGCAATATTTCATTGAAGGTATATTCATGCAATCGGAAAGAAAGAACAAAAATGGAAGAATATATCCATTAGAAGTTCTTGAAAAAGAAGTAGACCGATATGTATCAGAATATGTAGAACCTAAACGTGCATTTGGTGAGTTAGGACATCCCGATGGCCCAACTGTCAATCTTGATCGTGCATCACACATGATTCAATCTCTGAAAAAAGAGGGAAAGAATTTTGTGGGAAGAGCAAAGATTCTTGATACACCAAATGGAAAAATTGTAAAAAGTTTAATAGATGAAGGTGCAAGGTTAGGAGTTTCTTCAAGAGGAATGGGAACTTTGAAACCAGAGAAAAAAGCACAAGTAGTTCAAAACGATTTCTATCTTGCAACTGCTGCTGATATTGTCGCAGACCCTTCTGCTCCTAATGCTTTCGTTGAAGGTATTATGGAAGGTGTAGAGTGGATTTGGGATAATGGTTTGCTAAAGGCACAAGATGTAGAAAGGGCCCGAGATAATATCCGTAGTGCCTCTTCCAGAGAACTTGAGGAAGTAAAATTGAATGAGTTCAAAAATTTATTGTCAAAACTATGATTTTATAAATATTAACAGTAACAAAATACTATAATTTTTAGGAGTTTCAATGGCTACTGAAGAAATCACAAATCAAGAGGAAGTTCTGGAAGAATCTGAACAGGAGGAACTTGTTGAAGCTCCAGAACAAGAAGAGCAACTAGAGATCGAACTTTCGGAAAAATCAAAATCTGAAGCGGCACACGAAGATGACGAAGACGATGATGACGAAGACGAAGAAGAGGAAGAAGAGCAGGTAAAGAAAGAGGAAGTTAAAGTTCCTTCTACCAAATCTGCTATGATTAAAGCACTCTTTGATAAAGTCAACGGCATGAAGAAAGAGGAAGTTACCGCTAAGTGGAAAGATCTTATGGGTGTTGCCGAAGCAGAAGATATGGGAGGCCCAACTCCTATGGATTCTGACAATCAAAAAGATGCAGTCGGTAAAAAGAAAAAGAAAATGAAAGTTGCAATGCCAGAAATTAATGTCAAAGAAGACATTGATGCTTTGGTTGAAGGAGAACAACTTTCAGAAGAATTCAAATCAAAGGCATCGACAATTTTCGAAGCTGCAGTTCATCAAAAAGTGATGGAAATTGCAACAGTTAAAGTTGAAGAGCTTGAAAAAGAATTCCAATCAGATTTACAAGAAGAGATTATCTCATTCCGTGATGAGTTGACTGAAAAAGTTGACGGATACCTCAACTACGTTGTTGAAGAGTGGATGAGAGAAAACGAACTTGCACTCGAAAATTCACTTAGAAGTGAAATTACAGAAGAGTTCATGGGCGGATTAAAGAATCTCTTTACTGAACATTACATCGATGTTCCAGACGAAAAAGTTGACATCGTTGAAAGTCTCTACGATAAAGTCGAAGAACTTGAAGGACAACTTAATACTCAAATCGAAGAGAATGTCAAGACAAAAGACGAACTCAACGAATATCGCAAAAATAAAATCTTGGAAGAAGTTTGCTCTGATTTAGCAGACACACAATCTGAAAAGATGAAGTCTCTTGTAGAAGGTGTTTCTTACGAAGAGAATGCAGAAGATTTTGAGTCTAAAATTAAAACGATTAAGGAAAGTTACTTCCCTAATCAAGTCAAACAGGATGAAAACATTGACCAGAAAGATGTTGTTTCGGAAGATTCCCCATCAGAGGAAACTCCTAAGATGAATAACATCATGGAAGCTTACAGTAAAGCAATTTCTCGTAAGTAAATTTTAATTTTTTTTTAACAATAATAGGAGTTAATAAAATGCAACTCTCAGAAAACGTAAACAAGAAGTGGGCGCCTGTCCTAGATCATCCCGATCTTCCTAAGATCACGGATGCTCATAAAAGAGCAGTTACGGCTATCTGTCTTGAGAATGTTGAGAAGCAATTCGTTGCTGATCAACAGATAACTCAAGGTGGAGGGTTATTGTCAGAAGCAACCCCAACTACACTTCAAGCAGCAACAACAGCAGTTACTGCTGGAGGTGCAGCCGGAAGTACAGATGCAGGACAAGTCGGAATGGACTTTGCAGATCCAGTTCTTATCAGCATGGTTCGCCGTGCAATGCCTCAACTCGTAGCATACGATGTTTGTGGTGTTCAACCAATGTCAGGCCCAACAGGTTTGATTTTCGCTCTTAAGAGTCGAGTAAACAATCAATCTGGTGCAGAAATTCCTGGCGTCAATGTCGATTCAGTTGTTTCTGAATCTGGTGCAACAGGAAACGCATCTGGTGATATTGTCAAAACGCCTGGTCTTTTGATCACAGGTAATGACGGAACAGGTGAAACTGGAGCAGAATACGAAGCCTCTAGTGGACTTACAGTTGCTGTTGGTGAAGCAGATATATCTGGTGAAATGGCTTTCACTATCGAAAAGATTTCCGTTGCCGCAGGTACACGTGCTCTTAAAGGTTCTTATTCAATGGAACTTGCACAAGATCTACGTGCTGTTCATGGATTGGATGCAGAAGCAGAACTTGCAAACATTCTTTCACAACAAATTCTCGCAGAGATCAATCGTGAAGTTGTTCGTAAGATTTACATCAACGCAGAAGTTGGTGCTCAAGTCGGAACAACAACAGCCGGTATTTTTGATCTTGACACAGATTCCAATGGACGTTGGATGGTTGAGAAGTTTAAAGGTTTGATGATGCAGATCGAAAGAGATGCTAATGAAATCGGAAGACAAACACGCAGAGGAAAAGGTAACATTATCTTGACTTCTGGTGATGTTGCATCTGCACTCTCAATGGCAGGAATTTTAGATTACTCTCCTGCAATGAGTACTGATCTTAACACAGACACAGCATCCACAACTTTTGCTGGTGTTCTTAATGGACGCTACAAAGTTTATGTTGATCCTTATGCTGATGCAAACGCAGCAGAATACTACACAGTAGGATATAAGGGTGATTCACCTATGGATGCCGGAATCTTTTATTGCCCATACGTTCCATTGCAAATGGTTCGTGCAGTTGACAGTTCCAGTTTTCAACCACAAATTGCGTTTAAGACACGTTATGGAATGGTTGCAAACCCATTTGCTGAAAATGCAAGTGCATCAACTGGTCGTTTGACAGGTGATTTGGGATCAAATCCACACTTGAACAAGTACTACAGAAAAGTTCGTATTTCAAACTTGATGTAATTCTTGACCTACATATTGTAGGGATTTCAAAAGGGAGGGGAGAAATCCTCTCCCTTTTTTTGTTTGTACTGATCTTGTGAGGTATTATGATAATAGTAATCGGTAACGGCCAATCTAAATTTTTAGTAGATCCAAAATTATTCAATAGTCATCTAACTTATGGGTGTGATTTCGTTTATCGAAAATATATGCCTGATCATTTGGTATGTCAAGAGGTTGATGCACAGTTGGAATTAATTACTAACAAACATACTAAAAATAATAAATGTTATTTTAGAGGATTTGGTCTGATTCCTAGTATGAATTATGATATGCTACGACAATCAGTAGATCCAAGAATGAAAATAGGAGAAAACTCTCCCAAAACAGAAAATTTTGTAAACTTTACTCATGAGGGAGTAACATATTTTATTTGGGTAGATTCTTCTGATTTGATAGAAGATGTTGATTGGTGGGATGACGGATGGAATACGGATGCAGTTGCATTACGTTTGGCTTGTCAACATAATTTTGGAGAGACTTTTTATTGTGTGGGTTTTGATTACTATCATGATCAAACAAGTTCTGGAATATATCTTGGATCAAATGTACAAGAGTTTCACTACAATGATAACACATTGTTTTTGAAAAATCATAAAACGATTGAAGAAGAAAATCCAGAGTCTAGATTTATATTTGTAGGAAAAGACATTGATTATCCAGAATTTGAAAAAATGTTTAAATAAATAGTAGTATGAAAGGATACTATGGCTGCCGCAAATAAAGTACCAGACAATTTAAATTATCTATCTAATATTAGTTTTAGATTAGCAATCGAAGATGCACCACATCTGACATGGTTTTGTCAGGCTGCAAATGTTCCTGGCGTATCCATTCCAAATATTGAAATTACCAATCCTTTCGCAACTGTACAGTATGCAGGGTCTAAAGTTACTTTTGAGACATTAGAAGTTCGATTCATAGTAGATGAACATTTGAAAAATTGGACTGAAATATATGATCGTATTATCGCATTGGGTCTTGCAGAAGGACACGATAAATTTAAATCACTCAAAGCAAAAACAGATTTTACTCCTAGAGGTGGTACAGTTTCAACTATCGTTCTTTCAATATTAACAAGTGCAATGAATGCACAAATGGAATTTCATTTTTTTGAAGCATTTCCTATTTCTATTTCTAGTCTAGATTTTGATAGTTCGGCAGGAGATCTAGAATACTTTACAGCAACCGCTACTTTTCAGTATACAAATTATGAGATAAGAAACCTTTTGAATAATTAAAATTATGGAACTTGACGAAATTATGAAGATGTGGGAAGAGGATTCTCGCATTGATGATAAAGATTTGGATAATGAATCATTGAACATTCCAAACGTACATCAAAAATACCTAAACATATATTCTAAAGAAAAACGAAAGATGAGTGATCTCAAAACTCATTGGAAGATTCTTTTTCAGCAAAGATGGGAAGTTGTTATTTCCAAAAATGGAAAAGCACCAGAACACAATATTCGTTTATCTAAAACAGAATTAGAACGACACTATGTTGCAGCAGATGAAATCTTACAAAAGGCCGAGAAGATAATGAACGAGCAAGAGGGAAAGGTCGAATATCTAAAATCTGTTCTTTCTATGATTGAAAATAGAAGTTTTCACATCAACAATGCAATTAGTTGGAGAAAATTTGTTGCAGGGTTGGGTTGATAGTGGAAATAATTGTAGAAAAAGAAAATGAAGTATATTTAAGACTTATCTGCGAACCAAGTGTGCGAATGGAATTGAATCACTACTTTCGATTTCGGCCCAAAGATTATCAGTTTATGCCCATGTTTCGTAGAAAAAAATGGGATGGTTTTGTTTATCTTTTCAATATGGATAATGGTAGAATGTACTATGGACTCAAACCAGAAGTACAGAGATTTGCATATGATAGAGAATATACAATAATAGATCAAACAAATGATCCTTATGGAAAAATTAGCAATGAAGATTATTATGAGTTTCTTACATCATTTCCTTGTGAGTACAAACTAAGAGATTATCAAAGTAGTGCAGTTAGACACGCAATAAACAGAAAAAGATGTCTGTTACTTTCACCAACTGCATCTGGAAAATCTCTTATCATTTACTACATAATACGTTATTATTCACCAAAGAAATCTTTAGTGATTGTGCCAACACTTTCTTTGGTGAGTCAGATGTATTCAGATTTTGATTCATACGCTCGAGCTGATAAAAATTTTGATGTTGAGAAATTAGTTCATAAAATTTTTGGAGGACAAGAAAAGACAACAGACAAACAGATTGTTATCTCTACATGGCAATCTCTGTACGAACAGAAAAAGAACTTCTTTTCAGAGTTTGAATTGGTGATAGGAGATGAAGCTCATCTATATAAATCAAGATCCTTGACAAAGATAATGAAGAGTCTAGAAAATGCTCCTTATAGAATAGGAACTACAGGAACACTTGATGACATCGAAGTACACAAATTGATACTTGAAGGATTATTTGGATCAACTAAAAAAGTTACAACTACAAAGGAGTTGATCAAAAAGAAAACTTTATCAGAAATTCATATCAAATGTCTAGTATTGAAATACTCAAAAGAAGCCAGTACAATTGTCTCTAAATTAAATTATCAAGAGGAAATAGATTTCATAGTAAGTCATACAGAAAGAAATAAATACATATGTAATCTGGTTGAGAGTCTTTCTGGAAATTCGTTAGTCCTATT